GTACATCGCTAATAACAATGTTGTCGCTAGTTTTACGCATTTTGTTTTCTAAGCTGGCAATCCACATGTCATCATGGAAGCCTTCACGACAAACTTCTGTACCCCAATATTGCAGGATCCAACGTGGAGTTAGTTTTGGCATACCTAAACGGTTAGCCCACCAAGGGTCGACTTGCTCTCGCCACTCACGTGCTTCTTTTGTACGACCTTCCAGCAAAGTGCGGTCCCAACCAAAAACAGCCGACACCGCATCTTTAAGTGTATTTGCGAACGAGTCGCGTCTAAATTCGTGAAAGTTAACAAGATAGTCCGCGGCAGTATCTTTGCCCGAACCAATGAATCCAACAAACCCTATAATCATAGTATCCCCCAGGTGATACTATAATTTACTATAATTCACTATAATTGTCAATAGGTTTGGTTAGCCAACTACGAACCACATAGGTGTTTCGCCGGCCATGTATTGGTTAATCTCTGTATCCAGTTCAGTGATACGAGTTGCACCTTCTTGTTTTAGTTGTGTGCCGTTTAGGCTTGTGCTACCTTGTGGGCTAGTAATGCTTTGGAATTTCTCACGAGCTTCACCTAGCATCATTTTTGCGTGAGCTAAAGCGTATTCACGCAACCATAGGCCTGCATATGGATCGTCAAATAGGGCGAATTCTGGCTTGCTATTGTACAACCATAACAATACAGTTTCTTCGCCACGTGGACGTTGCATAATGGTTAATTTTTTACTTTGTTGGTTAAAGGTAAACTGAATATAGCTACCAAACATTTTACCAACTTGCTTCTGATAACCTGCAAAAGCATAGTATGTTGCTAAACCGCCCATGTTGCTAGAACTTAGCAAATAGGTGTTTGTGTAAGCAAGGTTAAACGGTTCAAATAATGTACCGCCATCGCCACCGCCTGTACGTGAACCAATACTTCTGCGGAACACATCACGGACTTGCATAACTTCCTTAGAAAGCGTGTATTCATTAACGTCCTGTTCTAGGGTTAAAAACGCAAAACTTTCTTCTACAGAATGCTCACTACGCTGTCTATAGCGCAAAAGTGCTTTATCTATAGCTGTATTGTAGTGGGCAGGATCTAGCTCAATATCAATCATACCGTCGCCTAAGCTGGTACGAATGTAATCTATAATGGGTTGACGTATATTTGTAGTATCGCTCATGTAGTTATTTACCTATAAATACACTACTATGCCAAGACTCAGCCTCTACCGTCCCGAAAAGGGCAATGATTTCCGCTTTATAGATCGCGTGATTAGCGAGCAGTTTCAGGTTGGTGGTACTGATATTTTAGTCCACAAATACCTAGGACCTACTGATCCGTTAGCTGGAGAAGCTTCTCCCGCACAACCTGTTAATTCTAACCCTATTGGAGAGTTAGGAATTCAGGACGTTTTATTAATGGAAAACCGTGATAGACATTATGCACCAGATGTGTACGTAATGCGTGGAATTTATCAGATGCAAGACTTAGATTTTAACCTAAGTCAATTTGGTCTTTTCTTAAACAATGACAATATTATGATTCATTTCCACTTAGCTGGATGTGTTGATAACATTGGTCGCAAGATTATGTCCGGTGATGTATTAGAATTACCTCACTTGAAAGATGAATATGCGTTAGACAGCAGTCTAATTGCACTAAAAAGATTTTATGTTGTACAAGATGTAACTCGTCCTACAAACGGTTTTAGTCAGACTTGGTATCCTCACTTAATTCGTTGCAAGTGTGCTCCGTTAGTTGACACACAGGAGTTTAAAGAAATTCTTGATGCACAACAAACTGACTCACAAGGTAACCCAGCAGGTTCACTACGTGACCTAATGTCAACTTACAAGCAGAGCATTGAGATCAATCAACAGATTATTGCTCAAGCGGAAGCCGATGCTCCAAGCCATGGATTTGACACACAGGCATTATTTGTGTTGCCGACCAATCCAGATGGTACGACAGCAATACAAGACGTTAGCGATACTACAGTTGACAATACTAACTGGGACAACATGGATGCCAGTGTTGTCTTGCAAACACCAGATCACAATTACTTCTTACATTCACAAGAAGATGGTGTTCCACCTAACGGTTCACCGTACGGATTTGGAATTGAGTTTCCATCAAATCCAGTGCATGGTCAATTTTACCTACGCACAGATTATATGCCTAATCGCTTGTTTAGATTTGACGGACGCAATTGGCTCAAGTTTGAAGACAATGTACGTATGACCTTAGACCAGTTTGGTACCCAGGATGTTGCCGCCGGCACCCCTAACGAAGGTAAACAAGTACGTAGAAACCAAATTGGTTCCTTTATTAATAACGCAAGTACAGCAACAATTAATGGTGCTGTAGTTCAAGAAAGACAAAGCCTGAGCAAGGCACTAAAACCAAAGGCAGATAATTAATGGATCATTTTTATGACGGGCAGATAAGACGCTACTTGACACAGTTCATGCGTCTGCTGAGTAACTTTGGTTACAAAGATGCCAAGGGTAATATAGTACAAATTCCAGTTCGCTACGGGGATATGAGTCGTCAAGTATCGCAGATACTAGCTAAGAACTCTGAGAACGTAATGCCATCGGCACCTTTTATCAGTTGCTATATCAAGAATATGGAACTTGCTAGAGATCGTTTACAGGATCCTTACTTTGTTAGTAAGGTAAACATTCGCGAGCGCGACACTAGTTACGTAGATGAAAATCCAGAAAGCCCTACATTTGGTCAGACTATTAATGAGTGGAGTCCTAACCAAGGCGCAAACTATACAGTTGAGCGTCTAATGCCGACTCCGTTTACATTAAACTTTCAAGCAGATATCTGGACATCAAACACAGATCAAAAGTTACAATTACTAGAACAAATTCTAGTGTTGTTTAGACCGGCGATGGAAGTACAGACTACTGATAACTTTATTGACTGGACTAGTTTAACGTACATTGAATTATCAGGAATGACTTGGAGTACTAGAGCAATTCCGCAAGGCGTTGAAAGTGAAATTGACATTGCCCAGTTAGAATTTACAGCACCTATTTGGTTAAGTACTCCTGTTAAAGTTAAGAAGCTAGGTATTATTACTAACATTATTGCTAGTATCTTTACTGAGCCGCCTGATAGTATTAAGAATAGCCCCTATGATGACGAGGGATTCTTTACTGGACGTAAACCAACTGCTATTGCAGGCTATAACTTAGGTGATATGAGTGTTGTTATTCTTAATAATACCGCAACCTTAGTTGGCGGATACAGCTGGCTTAATATTTTAGATCGCTATCCTGGAAAGTTTAAAGCAGGCCTAAGTCAAATACGTGTTAAGAAACCCGATGGTCACGAAATTGTATCAATGCTAAGTCTAGATCCTGCTGATGAGCGTGTAATGCACTTAGACATAGACGTTGCTACATTACCTACAAACTCAATCGTTGACGGTAAAACATACGTTGATGCTATTATTGATCCTACTACGTTTACTAACAATACTCCTACTGAAGGAATTCGTTACTTAATTTTAGAAGATATCAATCCAGAATACAGACAAATAGTTTACGAAAACAATCCTGCGTATAATCCAGCAGATCCAGATAGCCCTAGAATGCGTGAAAAGCGTGATGCTAATGGCGACATTGTATATCAAGCCGCGTATCCTAATAGTGCTAATACTGTTGCCAACTGGAGTAATGCAGACGACACAGTATTTTCTGCAAACGCAAACGACATTATCACTTGGGACGGAACTAAGTGGAGTGTTATATTCAACTCTCAATCAATTACCAACCTCACCTACATAACTAATATACGTACTGGAGCACAGTATGTATGGGACGGCGTCCAATGGATGGCCAGTTATGAAGGAGAATACGCACCAGGAAACTGGCGCTTGGTACTATGAATATAACATGTAGTGGCGGAATATTTTTAAGCAAATCAACACATAGATTCTTACTGCTAAATCGTACGGGTGGCAAAACTGCTGGTACGTGGGGTATTGCAGGCGGTAAGAATGAACCAAGTGATCAAACTCCCTACGATGCGCTGTGTAGAGAAATCACTGAAGAAATAGGATTCCTTCCTAACATTCTAAAAACTATTCCCCTGGAGCAATACGAAAGTAAAGACGGGGAATTTTATTATCACACTTACATCCTACTTGTAGAAGATGAGTTTATTCCTAAACTAAATCACGAGCATTCTGGATGGGCTTGGGTATCCAACGAGTGCTGGCCAAAGCCACTACACTCGGGATTAAAGACTACCTTAGGCAATAAAATTACCAAAGTAAAAATAGAAACTATATTTGATTTGTTAGCTTAGATATCGTCAGCGATGATATTAAAGCTGATACTGATTCGATCAGTGTCTGATAAGTTTTCTTCAACGCCGTGATCTAACCACGCTGGAAACGCAATACACATTCCCGGAATAGGTTGAAAACTATATGACTTATAGTTGTAGTCGACATCTTTAAAACTATAGAATGCTTGACGTGCGGCCAAGTTAGGATTAACAAACGTAATCTTACCGCAGTTAGGTGGAGTTTGAATGTACAAGGTACACGCTATTACTGCTCTAGGGTGTACATGCGGAATCATATACGAACCAGGAGGGTTAACATTAACCCAGTAGTTCTTTAAACTTAACTTTGTAACTGGTTCAAATTCTTTAATTATTTCAGCAAGATTATTTTGTATAATCCCTATTACTAGCGGGTGGTTGATAGTTAATGCCGCACTACTACCACCTCCGCCACGCTTACTAGAAATATCCAAGTTTGGATATTTTTGAACCATCTCATAACTGAATCTTACTAGCTCTTGTAGTTCTTCTTCAGTTAAGTTGTTTACCAACGTCCATACAGGAGTTGGAAACATTGTTGTTACATTTACATTAGAACCAGCCAAGTTGTTTTACCTCTAATGGTGTTGAACAATTATCAATCTCTAATTGGTCGCCGATCATCTCTGCTAGCAAACTGGCCTTAGCGCCTTCGTATGAATTATTGCGATCAATTGCACGTTGAGCAAGATCAGCTACAGACATACCAGACCCTTGTGCTAAAATTGATAGTAGTGGTGTTGGGTATGCAGGGTTAGATTGATATGCTTGTGCTTCTGCTAACTGCTGTGGCCAAGTGCTTGCTTCTAGACTAGAGTGTGCTGGCGATAAAGCAACAAAACGTTGATCATAATGAGCTTGACATTCTAACTTAGAAATATACTTGTATCCAGCAAGAAAGTGTGGAAGATGCACAGGATCAATTTCAGGAAAGTGCATCATATGATCTTCAAGTGAATGAACTTCGTCTGTATGATCGCCAACTGTTCCAGTTAGTGTTACACATCCATCATCACGCACTGAATAATCTAAGTGACCTAACGCTTCAATTAAGGCAGGATCTGTAATTTCGTGAATATTAAATTTTACAGCTTGCTCAGGTGTAAAATTACCCAACGGTAGATCAACCAATACCCATCCTTTGACCGCGGTCTTTGTTCCTGCTGGAAGCTGGAACGATAATGGTTGAGACCAATCTAATTTCATTAATAACATATTATACAGTACCTTACCTTAAGAGGTGTTAATTAAGATCTTTCAATACGATCTTGCGACCCGTCTGTATTGAATTTGATCAATGTTTCTTTATCCGGTGTTGCACCTAATTGTGGAACAGGGATGTAATTTGCCATTTCGTTAGTAATAGCTAGAGCTTCTTGTAACGTAACTTTAAAAATTTCTTCAGGTAAGTCTAACATAGCAGACAAGTTACCAGTACTGATTCTACCAGTCGATACAATGTCTAAACCTGCTTGACGACCTAAACGTTTGACCCAATAGTCAACTTCTAATGTATCGCGCATTGCTAACATTTCTGTAATGTCGTAATTTTCGTTAAAATATTCTAACACTTCGTAGAATGTTTTTAACTCATACTTCATACGCTCTACTTCTTTACCGCTTAGAAATAACTTTTCTTCTAGAGAATGAATTTCTAATTCAATTTCCATCTTGTATAATGGGTCAGTTTCACGATTTATTTTTTCTTTAAGAATTTCAATTTTTAAATTGTTTTTCTTATCTTCGTAAACGCTCTTACGTAAATTGTCTTCACGAACATCAGCTTCCATGGCCGCTTGTTGTAGTTGTTTAATAGGAGTAATTTGTGAATTGATTACAAATTGCTTCATCTGGAAGTCGCTCATTCCACGTGGAATGGCATCCATAATTTCACTAACCGACCACTTTTTCTTTTCTGATTCCATTTTTTGTCCTTATCTCTGTTATGTATCTATAGTGATTTGGTAAACTTTTCTGTGCTAGATATACCTGCATTTTTGCATCATGCGATAATTTAGGATAGTAATGCTCTTGACCAAACCCTCTTAGTAATTCGTTCCATTGAAAATAAGGGTAACCATTATCTAGGTTATCTTCCTTCGTTGGATATTTATATTTAAGTGTTTGCCAGAAGTCCTGGAAGTCTTTTGAGCCTTTAGCGGCTTCGCTAGCGGCGATCCAAAACGGATCTGTACGTTTGCTAAAAGCATAATGCCCTAAAACTACGACTTTAATATATCTTATTTTTTTACCAAGTGCTTCGTTAGCCTGTGCATGTGTTTGGCGACCGGCGATAACTTCAACTGCGGCTTTAACTGTTTGCCCTGCTAAGTGAATTGCTGTTGCTTCTAACGGCTCAATAAATCCGCTAGCAAATCCCACGGCAATAATGTTGCCTTTGATAATATCTTTAAAATATCCGGGGTGCATTTTAATGTGTATCGCACTATTTACACCAGTGGCCGCACAAAACT